AGGAACTGTAACGATGCCTAATGAACCAATGTGGGTAGATAAATGGGAGGTATGCGTTAAGTTTGATTCATTAGAAGAAGCACGATCATTTAGAAATGAAATTGAAAATCCTCGACCTAACTTTTCCATTACTATGCGTGTTAAAGATAATGTCCCGCATACAGGCATTGAAAAATTAAATTTGACTGTACGAACTGAGCGTTGCTTAAAAGCAGAAGATATTATTTCTATTGAGCAATTGCAATGTTGTACAGAAGAAAGATTACTTAAAACTCCAAATTTAGGACGCAAAGCAATAAATGAAATTAAAGAAAGAATGGCTGAGTTTGGTTATAAGTTAAGGGGACAAGAATGACTAAAGAAGAAATCATAGAGATTGCTAATAAGGTCAAGTTACCGCACGATTATGTTAATGCCGAGCCAATGTGGTTAGATAAACTAGAAAAGTTTGCCAAGTTGGTGGCAGAACATGAGCGTGAGAAATGTGCAAAGATTGCTGAATGGCACAAACAAATGGCTTTTGATATTCGTGCAAGGGGACAAGAATGACTAAAGACGAAGCATTACGCCTTGCATTAGAAGCAATGGAAGAAATCATACATTGGTATGCTGTTCGTGATAGAAATGATGTTTTTTTAAATTTTGTTGACCAGAATCCTGAAATACAAAAAATAATGAAATCCATATCCGTTGTTAAAGAAGCACTAGAAACAAAAGATGAGCCTGTTGCGTGGGAGCAATTCCACGAACACATGGCGGGGCCAAATTATGTTGCACCACAACACACATGGGTAGGACTGACGGATGAGGAAATTGAAAGTGTTTACATGAATACTATGAATTTTCAACAAAATGCAAAGGCTTTAGAAACCAAGCTAAAAGAAAAAAACACTTGACAAACCCAAAATGTGATATAGTGTAATTGCTACAAAGTGTAGTGTTTTTTGCAAAGAAACAAAGGATTTATCATGGGATACCCCAAAATGGAAAAGTTGCCTATGGGCGCAAAAGCATCTGATCGCACAGGCGAAAAGAAGGTTAGCGTACCCAAGGAAGACAAAGAGAGATTTGTGCCAGGCGTTTCAGGCGAGAAAATCCCTAAAGGCGCACTATCCAGCGACACATCAGGCGAGCGTAAGCGCCCCATCGAGGGCGGTGTGGGCATGGGTAAGATGGATGGAATTGGCGAGCGTGACGGCAGCCACATGGGTCACCATGACGGCCGTTTGGGTGAAATGAAGGGCCACATGGGTGAGAAGAACATTTACGAACACAAGCGCGTTCCTCACGTTCAAGACACGATGTAAAGCGAAACCCCCCAAAGTCTAGAACACATTGGGGGATTTCTAATCACAACAACTAAGAGGGTAGTTGAAATGACTGTAGACAATTGTAAGGTATGCAAGTTTTATTTGGGGCATGACATCGGAACTTGCCGCAGATATCCTGACTACAAGACCCGCTCACAAAATGAGTGGTGTGGTGAATTTGCGAAGAAACTCTCGGAGGGTGAAGCAGTTGCCGAGACTTTGCCCAAGACTGACCTCTTGGGCGTTTTTTCTGCTATGGGCATGGAAGAAGTGACAATGCCAACTCCAAAGCGCGGGAGACCACGGAAATGATCAAGCCATTGCGTGACAAGTTATTTGTAAAGCCAATCCAACGCCTACAAAGCGAATTGTGGTTACAGACCGCAGAAGCGCCCACAGTAGGCCACATCATCGCTTTGGGTGATGAAGCAGCCGAACAGGGACTGAGCGTTGGGGACAAGATTTACTTTGGCACATTGGCCAAGGATTACAAAGACGAATATTTAAAGTATCAAGAGCTGAAGGATCAAGACGATCAATTGATTGTGATGTCTTGGAAAGATGTTTGTTTTGTGGAGGAAGTCGAATGAAAAAGCACGACAAACCCATTGAACACAAAACCACAGGTAAGGGCAAAACCTACAACCCGACAGAAAAGGGTGCGGGAATGACTGCCAAAGGTAGGGCTGAGTACAATGCTAAGAACGGATCAAATCTTAAACCTCCAGCGCCTAATCCGAAAACAGAAAAGGACAAAGCACGGAAAGATTCATTTTGCTCAAGAATGTCTGGAGTTGTTAAAAACGCTAAAGGCCCAGCAGAAAGGGCTAAAGCATCATTAAAGAACTGGAATTGTTAAGCCATGAATAAAATGGATTTTTTAGTCAATGAAGTCGAATTTTTAACTTCTGTTGGCACACAATTAGAATTATCAATTAATCGACTACAAGAACAAAGATACGAAATTGCAAGAAGAATAGAAGAAAACACACAAAAACGATTGAAACTTGTAAATGGTCTTCTTAAAAAACGTAAAGCAACCATAGTAACTGTTGGAGAAATCAATGCCACTCATTAAATCCACCAAAAAAGAAGCATTTAAAAAGAATATTGCAACCGAAGTCAAAGCTGGCAAACCAGTTAAGCAGGCCGTGGCGATTGCATACTCAGAAAAGCGGGAAGCTGCTAAAACAAAGGCTAAAAAGAAATAATGCCATCCCTAGCAAACATTTACAGCACTATAGACAGCTTTAAACGTAGGCTAGGCGATACTGTTGCCAATCCAATACAGAGTATTCAGCAAGGATTGGGAAATGCTAATGATCAAGCTAGAGTTTTAAATCAACAATTAGCTGAATCAACACAAGAATTTCCTAAATATGGGCCAAAAACACAAAATTTAGCTGAAAAATTGGCTGCTGGATATAACCCTACTGGAATGACTGTATGGCATGGTTCTCCATATAAATTTAAAGCCTTTGATTCTTCAAAAATTGGAACTGGTGAAGGTGCACAAGTATTTGGACATGGAATTTATGTAGCTGAAAATCCAAATGTTGCAAAAAAGTATAAAGAAGATCTTTCAAAAGATGTTTTTAATGTTGGTGGGGAAATATTTGATCCATTTACTTTAAAACATAGAAATATTAGAGCATTGGTTAATCGTGGAAATTTGGATGAAGCAATAAATAGGGCAAGCGAAATAACTTATTCAAATTCACCTGTTGCTCATTTAGCCGCTGAAGATTTGTCTGTGTTGAAAAACATAAAGAAAAAAGGTGGCTTACAACCTCATGAAGGAAGTTTGTATCAAATAGATTTGCCTGATAAACATATAAATAAAATGCTTGATTGGGATAAAACACTTATAAATCAACCAAAATCAGTACAAGAAGCTATTAAAGATATACCACATGAGCAAACTGGTTTTACTTATGGCGATATTATTGAAAGCATAAAAGCAGCTCCACACTTAAACGATCCAAATGATTATTCTTGGGCACATCCAACTGGCCAAGAAATTTACAAAAATTTAGGTAAATCTATGATGGTAGGAAATAACGCTAAAGGACAAGTTGAAGCGTCCAAAGCACTTAGTGATATTGGTATCCCTGGCATTAAATATTTAGATCAAAATAGTAGAGATTTACAAGAAGGCACTCAAAATTTTGTTATCTTTCCAGACAACACACATTTGTTAGATATACAAAATATTAATGGCGAAACAATTAAATGACACACCCAGGCGGAAGACCCACAGACTATGACGAATCATTCTGCGATAAAGTAGTAGAGTTGGGTGCGCTTGGTAAAAGCACAGAGCAAATAGCCAAAGAACTAGGTTTTGCTTTGAGAACTATTTACTTATGGAAAGATACTTATCCACAGTTTATGCAAGCCTTATCTACAGCAAAGGAATTAGAGCAAGCGTGGTGGGAAGATCAATGCCAAGCGTATATGTTAGAACACAAAGATGGGCCTAAACTGAACGCAACATTGTGGTCTAGGTCAATGGCTGCGAGGTTTCCTAAAAAGTATAGGGACAATAGCAAGGTCGAGTTGACTGGTGAGAATGGTGCGCCTTTGTTGGCTGGCTTACAAGTAACATTTGTCAAACCCAATGACACCTAATATTGAGTTCCCGTTAAAACTCCAATGTTTATTTGAGCCATCAAGGTATAAGGTTTTGTACGGCGGCCGTGGTGGTGCTAAGAGTTGGGGAATTGCTAGGGCGTTGTTGGTCATCGGATCAACCAAGGTCACCAGGGTGCTATGTGCCCGAGAATTCCAGACCAGTATCAAGGATTCAGTCCACAAGTTGCTGAGTGACCAGATCATGGCCATGAGTCTGACAGAATTCTATGAAATCACCGACAGAACGATCAGGGGCAAGAACGGCACAGAGTTTAACTTTGTCGGCCTGAAGAACAATGTAAGCAACGTCAAATCTTACGAAGGCGTGGATATTTGTTGGGTTGAGGAAGCCCAAAGCGTGTCCAAGCGGTCTTACGACACATTAATACCAACCATTCGTAAAGAAAAGTCCGAAATTTGGATCAGCTTTAACCCTGAACTAGAGACAGACGAGACTTACAGGCGCTGGGTTGCTAACCCGCCAGACAACGCCAAAGTGGTCAAAATCGGGTGGCAAGATAACCCTTGGTTTCCTGAAGTGTTAAGAGACGAGAAAGACGCGCTCAAGAATCGTGATCCTGAAGCCTATCAAACAGTCTGGGAAGGGATGTGCCGTTTGACAGTTGACGGAGCTGTGTTTGCCAAAGAAATGCAAATGGCCGAGATCAACAACCAGATCACAAACGTGCCGTATGACCCCATAAAGCCCGTCTACACGATTTGGGACTTGGGTTGGGCTGATAGTACCGCTATATGGTTTGTGCAGTTTATAGGCGTGGAAATCAGGGTTCTGCGCTATATGGAAGACAGTCAAAAAACCATCAGTTATTACCTGGCTGAAATACAGAAGTTCGGCTATGTTTACGACACTCATTATCTGCCCCATGATGCTGCTAGTAAGAATCTAGGAACTGGCCGATCCATTGAGGAAATCGTGAGAGCTACAGGAATGAACGTCAGGGTATTGGATCGAGTGCCAATTGCCGACAGTATTAACGCTGCCAGAACAATATTTCCGCGGTGTTACTTTGATAGGCAAAACACAACGGATGGCTTACAATGTTTACGACACTACAGGTATGAGGTTGACCCTGACACCAAGCAGTTCAGTAGAACCCCATTGCATGACCAATACTCGCATGGGGCTGATGCGTTCAGAATGCTGGGATTAATGGTTCAAGAGCCTAGAAAGCCTGTTAAGAAGAAGGCAACGTACGATTATTCAGCAAATTGGATGGGATAAATTATGTCAGACTACCAAGACGATTATGATCCACGCATAGACATGGCCAAGAAGTTCTTGAAACTGGCCAATGATGCTGACACTAACAATCGTTCAGAAGCTCTTGAAGACTTGAAATTCGGTTCTGGTGACCAATGGCCAGTAGAGATTCAAAACAGCCGTAATCTTGAAGCCAGACCCTGCCTGACGATCAATAAGGTTGATGCTTATGTGCGCCAGGTGACCAATCAGCAACGCCAACAGCGCCCACGGATTAAAGTTCACGGCATGAATAGTCAGTCAGACGCTAAAGTGGCCGAGATTCTGACAGGTATCTGCCGACATATTGAAGTCAATTCAGACGCTGACCATGCTTATGACAATGCTTTTAACTACGCCGTGCGTTGCGGATTTGGTTATTGGAGGGTCACAACTGACTACATCAGCGACAAAACGTTTGACCAAGATATCTTCATCGAGCAGATTCATAACCCGTTTACAGTCTATTTTGACCCCAATAGCACGTTGCCAGACGGGTCAGACGCTGAACGCTGCCTGGTGACCACAGTAGTCAGTAAGAAGGAATTTGAGAAACTTTACCCCGATGCCGACACAGGCGTAGGCTTTACTCAGCGTGGAACTGGTGACAGTAACGCCGAGTGGGTGATGAAAGAAGACATCAGGATTGCCGAGTTTTGGTATACAGAGCACATCAAAGATACGCTTTTACTGTTGTCTGACGGCACAAAGGT